TATAAAAATAGGGGGGACACCCCCCTGACCCCCCGGAGCTAGGGTGGGCGGCTTGGGTGGGGTGGTGCTTGGGCTCAGAGCTTGGGTTGGCGGCTTGGGGTCAGGTGTAATTTGTATTTGCCCCTCCCCAAGCATACAATGCATCCGCTGAGCGGGGGCCGTGGGGGCAGAGCCCCTTTACCACTTCGTCGTCTTCTTCACACTAATCTTCGGTCCTTGTCCGCGTTTTTTTACACTCCCTGGGTCATATGCCGCATCTTCATCATCCGATTGCAAATCTTTGGACAATTCCCAGAATTCCTTGGAACCCAGTTTAAAATCTGCATGGTGTTCGGCTTTATACCAGAAAATCTGGTCGTGGAGTTTATTGGATTTGGAATTGTTGTTAATGACCAGACATTCAAAATTTTCCGTGCACTGGTCCATGACTTGACAAAAGGATTCAAAGGTCGGAAACATACCGGCGTAATTCTCCCAAATGCGCTTCCTATTCGCAATATAAGGCTCCCGCAAAATAAATACATAATCAATGTTCGTCCGCAGATTGGGGGGAATACCCAGTGGGTACTGCATCGTGATAATCAGCATAATTTTCCAGTGCCGCCCGTTCATGAAAAGCAAACGCATCATTTTGTCGCGTGTCCAAGTCGCATCGTAGAGACAATCATCTAAAATAACGAAAGCGCGCGGGTCAATATTACAGCGTTTAAATTGCTCCAATTCTTTTTTGACTTGCTTCAAAACCGTCTTTTGCCTTTTCAAGATATTTTCAATAATGGATGTATTGTATTCTTCGTGAATAAAAAGTTTGGGCACATGTGCACTGTAAAAACCGTTTCCGGCTTCTGTACCAGAAATGACAGTGCCGATGGGGATATCTTGGTGATAAAATAATAAATCTCTCACTAAATAACTCTTACCCGTATCACGCCGACCGATTAAGACAACGACTGGACCTTTATTTTCATCGGGTCTAAAACTGATGTGGCGCATATCAAATTTTTTCAATTCCAACGTCATTAATCTGTATTATATATTAATCAATATGAATAACCGCATACGAAAAACGAATGAGTTAAAAAACTAATAATTTATATATAATACAAGTAATAATGGACACGGGTGCGAAAATGGAATTAGGTGCGAAAATAGAATTTACTTATAAAAAAGAGGATAATCAAAAACTTTTCAAGAGTTTAGAAGAAAATCCAGCATTTGGTATAGTGGCCGCACAAAACTATATACCACTGTACAACACTTATTTCGCATTGACCAAAAGCAATTCGAACGCCATTATGTTAAATCAGCATTGGCGGCTACAAGAAATTTTAACAGAAGAAACGGACAATATATTTACCTGCCACGTTAAAAATGAGAAAACAAAGGAAACACGAAAAGTATTTTTAAAATTTAGTCCGTTGCTGGACCCCATTAAATATTTACTCGGGAAATATGACATAACCGATACAACATTGCTAAACTTACCTGCGTTTGATTCAAGTGCATGTAATCCGAAAACGAGAGATTACAATAATTCGGCTTATGTCGACAGTTTTTTTACTTATTTATCGAGTAAATTATTACACACGCACGGCTTTATTCATGGAATGGATTTTTACGGCTCTTTCTTGGCTTTGAAAACGGATTTTCGCATTAATATTATAGATGACATTGAATATTTGAGTGATTCGAGTTTTTTCAAGAAGAATGATAAAATTTTATATGAATTGGAAGAAGGCGGCAATGCGGAACTGAGCGATACGCGCAATTATAAGAAAAAGTTGAACTTTTCGGATAAAATCATTCAACTGGAGGACATAACGGATTTGAAAGAATTGGACGCGTTTGTGAATGAGAATTGTACGGGTGAACCGGAATTGGTTACCATCGAATTAACGGATTTGGAACGAAACTCCACCAAATCGCATACCAGCTCTTGCTCTTCGCGCACATCGAATACGTCCGAAGGGGAGGATACAGTAGACGAGGACGAGGCAGACGAGGCAGAGGACGCAGACGGGGTTGTAGAGGCAGAGCCCCAATGGGAAAGCGACGAAGAAAGCGAAGATGAAGACGAATTGATAGCCAAAATAAAGAAATTTCCAGTGCAAGTGATTGCCTTGGAACATTGCGAAAGCACGTTAGATGATTTTATAACACATGGGAAAATTACAACGGAAATGTGGGACTCGATTGTCATGCAAATTTTGTTTAGTTTGATTACTTTTCAAAAAGTGTTTGGTTTAACCCACAATGATTTACACACAAATAATGTCATGTATATGGAAACATCCAAAAAGTTCTTTTATTACAAATTAAATCACGTGTATTATCGAGTACCCACCTTTGGTAAATTATTCAAGATTATAGATTATGGTCGCGCAATTTATAAATTCCGAGGCCAATTGTTGTGCAGCGACAGTTATCATCCGGCCGGCGATGCGGCAACCCAATACAACTGTGAGCCTTATTTTAATGACAAAAAACCTCGTTTGGACCCGAATTTTAGTTTTGATTTATGTCGGCTGGGCTGCGCGTTGTACGATTATTTGCTGGATGAACCAAAATCCAAAATCGTACAAATAATGTTGGAGTGGGTCAAAGACGACAAAGGCCGCAATATCTTGTACAAAAAGAACGGGGATGAACGGTATCCCGATTTCAAATTGTATAAAATGATTGCACGCACTGTAAATAATCACGTACCGGCGCAAGTGTTGAGTAATCCCTATTTTGACAAATTTATTGTGCCGAAGAAAGAAGTCGCGAAAAAAATAGTCATGGATTTGGATGCGATGCCCTGCTATATGTGAAACAATGCTATATGTGAAACAATGCTATATGTGAAACAATGCTATATGTGAAACAATGCTATATGTGAAACAATGCTATATGTAAAAAAAGTTCCGAAGAACCCTTTTCTTTTTTTATAATTTATTCTATATATAATTTACATATACTTACCCAATTTTCATCATAATCCTCTTTATTGTAGGAATCGTCGCTGGAGTATACGTAGTCGTCGTCTGACATGTCCATTGGCTCAAGTGCGGCTTCGGCGACGCTGATAGCGGTTTCCGTCAAGTCTAGTTCTGCGCCGAGAACTTCTGCGGCGGCTGCTTCGAGTTGCGTTTGTTGATAAGAGAGCCAAGGCGCACTATACCAGTTTGCGGGCGCGAGCGAACTGACGTCATTGCCTGAGATATCCATGTCTTCCAATACGGCTTCGGCCACGTTGATGGCGGTTTCCGTCAAATTTAACTCTTGGCCGAGCGTGTTCATCGCAAAATCTTCAGTCAAGTACCAATTCAAACGGGACTCAGCGTCTGTTCCGCTTGCGTCTGCTCCGCTTGTGTCTGCTCCGCTTGCTTTTGGCACATCCGGGAATTTTTGTAACAAATCTTCTAATCGCCGAATGCGCTGTTCTTGTTCGACATTGGCTTGCTCCTGTACATACGCTTGATAGCCGAGCCGCATAATGCGCTTGTCGTTATTGCTTAAACGGCGCTTGGTGTTTTCAAACGCAACCCAGTACCACGGGTCGTCATAAACAATACGCGCTTGCGCTTTTGGCCCATAAATGCGTTGCTGGAAATTGTACGCAATCTCGTTATCATACCAGGCGCTGAAATAAATGAACGCCTGGTAGATGGGGTAGCTGCGTTTCTTGCTGTCGGGCATCCGAATAATACTTACCTTGTATACACGGCCAATATGTTGCTGATGGAAAATATCCACAATTACCTGTTCATCAATCCATTGCGGAAAGACACGCGGAATCATTAACGAGAGGGCTTGGTTGACTTGAAAAGACATTTTGCTTTTTTAAACGGTTTGGGTTATGATACTCTAATATATGAAAAAGTAATTCAATTTTTTGCAATTTTCATATATTATCTAAAATCCAGGTACATCAGTGAATACATTGGTAATTGTTTTAACCACGGCGTTGTCGGGCATAAATTCATCTATAATATATAGCCCAATGATAGCGCTTAAATAAACAATAAGGGTATCACGAATCAATTCTTTCATGGGTTTTGCTTCATTTTTTGTTATGCGCATTTCTACAAATTTCAGCAATAAATAAATGAAAGCGATGATGCCGGAATGAATGATATATTTTTCCATATATTAGGGTATGAATTAATGTATGGATATTCTCCGCATAGGGGGTACCCCCCTACAACCCCTAGGGGCGCTGCCCCTACAACCCCGCCTTCGGCGCTCCGCTTAGGGGCTCTTCCCCCTAAACCTCTAGGGGCTCTGCCCCTACAACCCCGCCTCCGGCGCTCCGCTTAGGGGTTCTTCCCCCCTACACTCCACCCCTACACTCCACCTGCCTCCGCTGGGGGGGGTCAGGGGGGCTGCTTTGCATGCCCCCTTTAGGTAAGCACCTCAAAGTCCAACACCGGTGGTTTCAATTCAACTGGTTTATTCAAATCATTGATATCAATAATGTCTAATTTAATATTATCGCCTATCGTTAAACGTTCGTCTTCGTCTTCGTCATCTGCAAGCGACTCTTCGAGTTCTTCTAAATTTTTCTCATCTTTGTGTGAATTAATAATGGAAGTAATACCTTTTATGTCCACTGCCGTATCATTATCGGCAAACGTGATTTTATTCTCATTGGTTTCAGGTTTCGTTTCGGTTTCCTTTATTTTTTCGGGCTCTCGCTCAGGCACCACATCCGGCAACGGTTCTTCCACTTCTTTGACTTCGACATCTTGTTCTTCAGTCTCATCCATATAGGCGCGCAAAATATGCTCGACTGGCACACTATCGCGTATCGCATTTAAAATACATTCTTTAATGATAATTTCGATTTCCCGATTATTTTTCTGTGTTTGTAGCGGCGCAATATTTTTCTCAAACAAATAAATATTCGTGTATATTTTGCGTGCCACGTGAATATAAATTTTATGAAGAAAATCGCTAATGGATGGCACGTCAATATCGATTTTCTTCTGCTTGCTGCCTACGCGTACACAGGTCAATGCTTTCAGCTGAATAATATGTACACAGGTCACCAGTTCTTCTAAATACGTACACCCGGAGGTTTCTATGATGCGGCTCTTTTCCGTATCAATAATCGTTTGATTCCATTTCGGTACTCGCGTCAAGAAATTCTGAAAGGTCATGAGATATTTATCCGTTTCCTTGTTATCCTGGCATAATTTCCAAGCCTCATCGAAAATTGATTTCAACCCTTGCGTAACCGATGGCGTGAGAACATTTAACAATCGAGCACACCATTCGTTCTTGGATTCACTCAAACTCGCAACCGAAAAATCATCCATTTTACATAAATGA